TTGCAGCATAATCCTAAAACATACGTTATTATGAATGAAAAAAAATTACAATCCTACATTAAGGAGCTTGAAACAGCTCTTATTTTGACTTATAATGATAAGATGAGTTGGCAAATTATAGGTCAAGTGGCTAATAATAACATTCCTTTAGATTTCAAACACAAACTTCTAAAGAATACCAATGAAATGGTAACAGAAAAGGATATAATTGCAAAAGCAAAGGTGGAAAATGCAGAAAATTTTAATTTTACATCAAACTCTTTATAATTTCTAAATTATATTGCTTTTCTTTTATTCCTTTCTCTGTTTTTACTCTTTTAGTATTTCGACTAACTTATTATATACATCAGGGTTTTGTAAGTCATTCCAATATATCTTTTCGTACTTATATCTATCAAAAGCGTCTTTCTTTTGGTATATGATAAGTCCGTATTTATCGCAAATGATGATGGTTTGGCTTTCTAACAGGTTTGCATAGGAACGGGCTTGTTTGAATGCTTCTTCTATTTCTTTATTGGTTTTTAGATAGTATTTTGCTTCTATGAGTATTTTCGCTTTTTCGTATCCTTTTTTGTTGTCGTAATGTAGGGCGTAATCGGGATATATTTTACTTCCTCGTCCTGCTCTTATGGGTAGTTGTCGGATATAGTTTTTGTGCTCGGTGTATCCGATTTGGTTTAGATAATACTCTAATAGTTTCACTTCTACATCTCGCTCGTTGTGTAATTCAACTCCTTGCGGTGGTTCAGGAACGTGTGGGGTGGGCAGGTTGGTGGTATCGAATCCTTTGTTTCGCATTAGGTATAGAAGGCGTGCGTAATCGTCATTTGAGATTGCCCAGCCGTTTATTCCTTGAAATTTTTTGCGTATTAGTGGGTGTTTTTTGAAGTACTCATCGGCTTCTAATTCTTTTAAGGTGATGTGGGGTACTTCTATTTCGTTCCCTATATAGGAATTAGCATAGTAATAGAAAAATGGGTCAATAACTCCGTCAGTTTGAGATCTCCAAATGTGTGTAATAGCACTAATGGGAGAGGTTTCGTAATGTACTAAAATGTCGCCTCGTTTAGTTTCGGGGTTTGCTTGCCAAAATTTTTCTTCTTCCATACGTTCTTCTTCAGCGATTAATCCGCCTATAAACCACGCTTGAGTGGGTTGGGGCATTGGTGGAAGTGTTTTATTGATATAGTTGGGGGCAAAGTCGTATAGGAATGCGCACAGCTCGTTAGGCGTTAGATTGTTTTCTATTCTGAATTTGTAAAAGACTTCGCACAGCTCTATATAATACATACAGCGGGCGCGATAGTCGCTCTTTTTAGGCATTTTGGGCAACTCTATAGAAAATGTATCTGCTATCTTATTGAGGTCAAAAAAGCGGTATGTAAATAGGTATGGGAATGTATAATCATAGGCTATAGCATAGAAATAAAAGGATATTACTATATGAAAGGTCAGAAAATACTTATAGTCTTTAGGGGCTATAACATAGCCTTTTTCGTTATTATCAAATATGAAATAAACGCCTTCGTCTAAGCAGATTTCAAACTCTTTTCTTACTTCTGCAAACGTTTTAAAATTAAAACAAGGATTTCTATCCAGTGAGCTGTCGCCTATTTGTTGCATTATGCTTTCATAGGCTCTTTTTTCAATCCATTTGCCGCAATTGGGGTTATATTTTTTGATTACCTTTACATCATTCCAAAAAACGTTATAATATTCAAAGAAATCTATGGTATTTTTGCCGTTTTCGGATTGTTTGTATAAATCCCATACGTATTTTGATAGTTTCATATTGTTTTAGTTTTGGGGACTACATTCTTTCTCTATTCACACACCCTTTTACAGTGTAAAAGGAACGGATTATACTAAGAGGATATTCACGAGGTTCGTATTGCGGATTTTCACTTACTAAATTCACGTGCTCATTATCAGACCCCCTGCACACATACTTAATATTTACATCTCCATTGTTGAATACTACCACGTAAGGATGTCCAAACACTACATATTGAAAATCTGTAGGTTTTACACCTATCATATCACCCGATTTATATTTAGGATACATACTATCGCCATAAACATTAATAAAGATGATGTCTTTCCCAAATTCGGGCAGATATATAGGTATTCGCATAGCTTCATTATTAAATGTAGCTATATCAAAACCAGCCGAAGCACTCACTTCAGGATAATAATACCCAGTAGGTTTGCCTTTAGCCTCTCCTATAGCATTATCAACAAAATATTCCCTTACTTCCTCAATAAAATAGTACAATCTATCTCTAAACTCATCAGATAATTCGGCATCGCCCCATTGAAAGTCTTTGAGTAGTTTTTGAGGGATACCAGTCTTTTCGCTAATGTCAATAAGAGGAATATCATAGTTTTTACGCTCTACCCTTAGAAAAGTTACTAACTCATCATCTTCTTCCTCTTCTTCTTCAGGAGTATTTTGTACAAGCATTTCGCCGTTGCCAGTAAGTAGCCAATCTTTATTTATTTCAGGGAAGGCTGAAACTATGTTTTTAGCCATTTTAGGGCTTATGTTTTTAGTTTTTCCATTTAGGACATCATAGAAAGATTGAGCCCTTTCATATCCTGCTTTTTGAGACAATTCGGCAACTGATATTTTTAAATAATCTGCCAACGCCTCTATTATTTGGGGTGGGGTAAATGTTTTCATTTTTTATTCAGATTTTTTCTGTATTATTAAAAATATTTTTACCTTTGCACTTTAAAAATTAAACATTTGTAGTTATGAAATTATCAGAGCAAGCTCGTTTTGAACTTCGCGTTTGGATAGCGATGCAATCACGTAATGACTTACATCTTCAATATATCTATGATGAAATTAAAGAATGGGATATTGATGACATAGAGCTATACAAAAAGATTTTAATAAGCAATAATATTAACAAAGTTTGTGTAGGACTGAGTAGATCCGAACACGATACCATTATTAGGAAAATGAACTTTATCAAAAATGGTGATAAAGTAAGACTGAAAGACTAATTTTTAAACTTAAATACCTTTAGTAATTCTGTTAGTTTAGACAAAAATTCCTCTACATTCTTAGGGGTTAGGTTATCCTTTTCCTTATCCTGCCTTGTGTCTGGGTTTCTATAAATGTTTTCTAAAGCTTTAAGTAGCATTATCTGTTGTGAGTCTCGTTTGTCTATATCACCACTATCAGTATTTTTTAACAACTTGGAATGCTCTCGCATAGTCATTGCTATTGCCGATTTAAAAGCATATTCTTCTTGCAGCTTACGTTCTTTTGTATATCTATCTATCAACCACCAAACTAAAAACCAAGCTGGTAATGTTCTTAGCACATTAATAACAAAATGTACCCAGTCGGAACTGTTGCTGTCAAAATCTTTAAAAACAAACCAAATCCAAACACAAGTAGCTACCAAAGAAGCTAAAATTATCTTTAAAAATATATATACATTATCTCTAATCTGTTCTTTTCTTTCCTTAAAATGAGTTCCTAATGAGCCATCAGCTGCTGCTCCTATTAGATTTTCAACTGTATCCCTTTGAGATAGAATTTCACTTTGCAATTCTTCAGCTTCTTTAATCAAGGATAAAGACCTTGTATTTTGAGTAATCACTTCTTCAAATCGTTTTCTGTAATCCTCTATATTGTCAGATATTTTTAGCTCTAAGTTAGTAATGTTTGTTTTTAAAGTTTCTATAGTATTTTTGTTAGCTTGTGACGATTCTAGATAAGAACGTATAGTAGCGTCATTTTCGGTTGCAGTTTTAGACTTTTGCTTGATTGTTTTATAACAATCATTAGATTGCGCCAGCTTATTATCTAACTCTTTTTTTAATTCTGAATAAACATTTATCAATTCTTCTAACTGCTCATTTTCCTGATTTAATTTTGTTTGTATAAGTTGTGTTTCTCCTGCGAGGTTATCTATATCTTCTTGTGAGAAAGACGGCTTATAAATCAAATTCTTATCCCAATTACCAAATTGAACGTAATAATTAAAAATTTTTTCTATCTCATCAAATATAGATTCATTATTTTCTCTTTTTAAATAGTTATTCAAATCTTCTATTACATCAACAATATCGTAAAAAGATTCATTACAGCTATAATGTGTAGGGAGCATTATCGCAATATCTGAATGTATAAGAGTTTCGAAACGTTTAATAATACTCTTATATAGTTTTTTAAACTCAATTGCATTACATTCACGAAACATTACATTTCCTAATTCAGTATTAGGAAAATGGTCTGTAATATACTTATCAAAATCAAACTTCACAAGTTCATTTAAGTAATCTTTTATAGTTTCTAATTCTTGTTTTGTCATACATTATCATTTTTTCTTCAAAAAATTTTTCATCAAAACATTTTATTAATCAGTTAATTACAAAAATATAACAAATAAATACAGAAAAAATCTGCAAAATTATTTGTTAATACAGAAAATATCTGTATCTTTGCACCGTCAAAATGAAACGTTACTATTAACGTTGCAAAGGTAATAAATAATATGAGACTAACAAGTTCAACAAGTAAATTAATTAGTAGTCAATTAGCTGATTTTTCAAACGAAGTAAATAAATCACCTATAACAGTAGGGCATTGGATGTATAGGCGACCTCATATGTTTCTGAAAATAGAAAACTATGTACCACTTAAAAATTACGTACAAACCGACAATATAGATGATTTATTCGAGTTTGAGAGTGAAGAAGAAAAAGAAACACTACTTAATAAGTACAGAACGTTGAGATATGAACAAGCAACAACAAATACGACTCTTAAAGAGTAAGATAAAAGAATTAGAGACTACAAAATTGTGTCTCGAAAGCGCAATAAGAACTCTTGCAAATGAGATTATTCGTACTAATGACGAGCTTGCTATTGTGGAAGGTAGCAAGCCGTCTCCTAAACGACAAAAGAAAGTGGTAGATATATCAAAGTATGAGGCGCAATTTTTCGCTGAATGCGAACGCTACCGACAAAATAGCTAACAAAAAAAAGCGGTACTATCCCAGCACCGCCTTTAATTAAGTAATAATTTTAATTTTTTTGATACAATGGCAAAAATACAACAAATGAATGAGATGACCAAACAAAATAGCCAAATTCTTCTATGCAATGGCTATGTAACCTACGAGGGCAAGCGTTATTCCGATTGCGTGCCATTTGAGCAAGAGGCGTTTAACGACGCGTTGCACGTGGTGCGAGGCGGTGAGAAACACCCTATCATTATTAATCTTTTCGAGGTGAAAAAAGAGAATTACACCCCCAGCGGTAAGGTAAGTAAGGCAATGTTTGATTGCTTAATTAGCAAGGCGCATAGCGTTGAAGATAGCAATATCGATGAGTTTGGCATTGAGGCTAAACACGGGGTATATGAGTTATTCATTCGAGGCGCGTGGGTCTTTGATAAGTGTACTCATCGCTCAACTATTCAGATAGTTTATAATGAGAGTTATATACTATACAAGGGCGAGTATTACGATTTGCACTTCACCGACGATCAAAACGACGTACTTATCGATTTACTCGCTAAAGAGTACGACCGCCTCGACAAGGAAGCAGAGTACAAACGCGTTGCCGATATTGAAGACGAAATCGCGTGCCACGACGAGTTAAACACCCTTAACTACTCTCAATTCGGCTTCTTAACAATTTAAAATCATTACAACTATGAAAGAGAAAATCACAACCTTAGAATTAGGCAAATGTTATCAGATACACCACGATAACGATGTATTACACCTTATTAGGGTTAATGAAGAGCATACATCTTTAATTCCTAACATACAGCCTGTATATATGGTAGCAGAGATATGGGGCGATGACACCATAAATACTAACACATATCACTCAGTAACCAAAGGCAGCACTTATACAGAGATAACACAAGAGCAGTTTAAGAATGTGTTAAACTCAATGATATACAGAGTGTCTAATTACATAAGTACGATGAATTAAATCCGCTCATTTGTTATTTAATTGTAGGCTTCGGCTAATTGAAGTAAGAATGTTAGGCAATTAGCCGAATGCCTTACAAAAACAAAGATAAAGAGCCTCTACCAAATAAATAAGTGCCGTGTTATTCTTTAAAAATCTGGACATATCTAAATCATAACAACGCACGGCACTTTCTTTTAAAGTAATAACCTAAAAAATAAAGAAAATGAACAATATTGATTTTTATTTAGCTGAAGAATTTCTTATTGATTTTCTTTACAACAATTCAGAGTTTAATGAATTTGAAAGCATTCTACAAATCGACAATGTAGAAAAAACATTAACAAGCATAATCGTACATTACACTACAAGCACCGATGGGCACGAATACGATAGTAAAAGAGAGTATGAAACAAACTATCTTCAACTATTAGGGTGGTTGTACAAAAAATTAAGCAAAAAGTAATAACCTAAAATACATAAACCAAATGAATGAAAAATTAATAACACTGAAACAAGCCCCTATTATTGTATATGAGAAAATCAAAGCAGTAGGGCAACAAATTGAAGCAAAGATTGCTGAATTGAACCTCGATAACCAGTTAGTAACTGAAGACACTTTAAAGAGTGCGAAAAACACTCGCACGATGTTGCGCAAAGAACTTGCGGTATTTGAAGAACAACGCAAATTCATCAAAGAGCAGGTGAACGTTCCTTATAAAGCCTTTGAAAAGGCGTACAAAGAACATATTGAGGTACATTACGATAAGGCTGATAGTACGCTGAAAGCGAAAATAGACGAGGTGCAAAATCGTTTGTTAGACGATAAGCGGGGGCGTATCAAAGAGTATTTCACTGAATTGTGCCAATCGCAAGGTATTGACTTCCTCATCTTTGAACGCTTGCCACTGAATATCACACTTAGTGCCAGCGATAAGAGCCTTAAAGAGCAAGTAGCGGGCTTCGTAAGTGAGGTGTCAAAGAGCCTCCAACTCGTTGAAAGCCTAAATGAACCTGACGAGTTTAAAGCTGAAATGCTAACTGAATATAAACAAACGCTTGATGTTACAAGAGCGATACAGAATGCACAATATCGCAAACAACAACGTGAAGCTGAATTGCAGCGTATCGAGGCGCAACGAGTAGCAGCAGAGCAAGCGAGGTTAGCCGCTGAAGCAAGAGCAAGAGAAACAGCCCCTTTGCAAGCACCAGCACAAGTAATTAATGAGGCGCAACCAGCAGCACCTCCAGTGCAACCTGCAGCACCAATACAACCTGAACCAGTGCAAGAGGCTACACAAGCAGTACAAGATTATGATAATGAGGTTGTACAATCCAGCTTCACAGTGATATGCACAAGGGCGCAACTTAGAGCGTTACGCGATTTCTTAGATAACAATAAAATTCAATACCAATAACACAATGGAAACACCAGTATTACAAAAACAATCATTAGCGAACTTCCTTAACAAGTCCGATAAATTCTTAGAGCAAAATTTGGGCGCAAAAAAGAGTGAATTTGTATCAAACCTATTAGCCCTTTCAGATAGTAATAAAGAACTATCACAATGCGAGCCTGCTGACCTTATGAAATGCGCAATGAATGCAACCGCATTGAATTTGCCACTAAATAAGAACTTAGGGTATGCGTATGTAATACCCTACTTTGACCGACAAACCAATCGCACTATTCCTCAATTTCAAATGGGGTATAAGGGTTTTGTTCAGTTAGCTATTCGTAGCGGGCAGTACAAAACGATTAATACTTGTGAAATTCGTGAGGGTGAAATCAGGCGCAACAAGGTAACTGGGCATATTGACTTTTTGGGTGAAAATCCGAGTGGGGCGGTTATCGGTTACCTTGCTTACATTGAGTTACTCAATGGCTTCCAACAATCGCTATTTATGACAATTGAGCAACTGCAAGCACACGCTTCTAAATATTCAAAAACTTATGCTAAAACAAACAGAGGTCTTTGGAAAGACGAGTTTGACTTAATGGCAAAAAAGACGGTACTAAAACTATTACTTAACCGTTATGGAGTGCTTTCAGTAGAAATGCAAAAAGCGATAGAAAAAGACCAAGCAGACAATGAGGGCAACTATATTGACAACCCTCAAGGGCGCACGGTGATAGATGTAGAGGTGATTGAGCAAAACGAGCCTACTGAACCTGAATCGGTGCAACCCATAGCGCAACCAGCAGCAGGCACACCATCTCCAAAGCAAGTAGATTTTAAACAAGTATGATACAAACACAAGTAATTAGTTCAGGTAGCGAGGGTAACGCCGTGATATACAATAACGCAATAATGGTAGATTGCGGCGTTACACTCAAAGCCTTAAACGATGTAAAACGTTCTTTGAAAATTGTACTCCTCACACACCAGCACGGCGACCATTTAAAGTTGCGAACCTTACAACGATTACAAGCCGAGCGACCTACACTGCGAATTGCTTGTGCTGATTTTCTCTTAGAGAAGTTGGAGGGTTTAAACAATATTGATGTACTGCAAGTAGGTAAGTTATACGATTATGGGGCTTTTAAAGTATCACCCGTGAAGCTGTATCACGACGTGCCAAATTTCGGTTGGCGAATATTTCTCAATAACGGGCAAAAGATATTCCACGCTACCGATACAGCACACTTGGAGGGTATTACCGCCAAAGGTTATGATTTGTACGCTATTGAGCATAACTACTGCGAGGAGTACATACAGCAGGCAATTGAAGAAGCGCACGCAAAGGGCGAATATACGCACGCTTACGGCAATATCAATACACACCTTAGCATACAGCAAGCGAGGGCGTTTATCAAGGCAAACAGAAAGGAAAGCAGTGAAGTATTAGAGCTGCATAAAAGTAGAAGTTTTTATAAACACGAATGAGCACAAGGACTATTTTAACCGATAGTATGGAAATCATTATAGTAAAACCAGTAGTCGTGAGGTTTTCGCACCTAAGCGTTTTAGTAACGGCTTTTTTAAGCAAATGAAAACAATTTTTACAAAAGGAATGAAGGTCTATGACCAAGTACTTGAACCCAACAAGAAAGGTACTATAGTAGAAATTAAAGAAGGTTGTCTTATTGCTTTTCCAGTATCTGTGCAATTTGAAAATTGTACAGATATTAGAAGCTATACATTAGATGGTAGGTACAATAGAAATGGGGAACAAACACTATCAACAAAACCTTATAAGGTAGTTTATGAAGGCTTTGAACAAAAATTGTATATACCCACTTTTGAGGAAGCGTGGACGGAAACTGATAGAATTTACGAGCCTAAAAGTGAATACGATAAGGAAGAATTTGGAGGTTATCCTTCACAAGAGTTGGCAAATGCAGCTGAAGCGTTAAGAAGATTGTTATTTCTTAGAGACTATTACAATGAGGGTTGGCAGCCTGATTTAAAAAACAAAGAGCAAAGAGGTACTGCTGCTATTTTAGATAGTGAAGGGAATTTTTTTGTGTGGGGAATACTAAAAGAAACAGAAACTTATGCATTAGTATTTAAAGATAGAAAGACTGCTAAATGTTTCATTGAAGAGCAAAGAGAATTATTAGAAATCGCAAAACCTTTATTATAACTATGGAAATACAAGGACGAATTAAAACAATATTCGCTACTGAAACAGTAGGGCAAAACGGCTTTCAAAAGCGTGATTTGGTTATCACAACGGAGGAGCAATACCCTAATGATATTATCATTCAGTTCACACAGAGCAAGTGCGCATTGTTGGACACCTTACAAGTAGGGCAAAAGGTAAAAGTACACTTTTACTTGCAAGGTCGAGAATGGACAAGTCCGCAAGGCGAGGTTAAGTACTTCAATACGGTTGTAGGTTGGAAAATAGAACTCATTCAAACCACGAATGTAGCGCAACAACAGCATCAAGCACCCCAAGGTTATGCACAACATCCCCAAGGTTACCCACAGCAACCGCAATACGCACCGCCTCAACAAGCACAAGCGTACCCATCACAAGGGCAACCGCAATATCAGCAGGGGCAAATGTTTAACCAGTACGGACAAGCACCCGCACAAGACGGCGTGCCGTATTAAGAAACAACAAAAAAGCAAGTGGCGAAATTGGCAGTCGCTCCCTTTGGTTGAGGGGATTAGGATACGTTCGAGTCGTACGTTCGCTTTGGTTTGTGACTAAATGCAGGTTCGAGTCCTGCCTTGCTTTCAAAGATAATAACAATGAAAAAGATAACCATTCCGAGCAACGTAAAAAACGGCAAATTGGTGCAAAATCGCAATCTTATACAAAATGCTATAGCCTCATTTGAGGATACGAATATCAACATCACCATTGAGAGGCGAAGCAAGAAACGAAGCGTACAGCAAAATGCATTCTATTGGGGCGTTTGGATACCTATCATTCAGCAGGCTATCAATGACACTTGGGGCGAGTTTTACCCTCCTAATGAGGTTCATAATGTACTGAAATCCTTGTGTAATTATGAGGAGCGTCCTAATCCTGCTACTGGTGAGATACAGCGAGTGCCAGTGAGTAGCACCAAGTTAAGCACTTATGAATGGGAAAAGGAATTTAAGCAGCAAGTAAGGCAGATGTGTATGGATAATTTCAATCTTGATTTGCCTGAACCTGATAATGAGGAATAAGCAATTTTCACCCCTCGTTAAGCAAGGATAAAAATAAGTTGTAAAGCACTGAATATCAAAGTGAAGATATAAATAAGCAAGTTTTAAAGTAAAATAAGAAACGTTGTAATGTAGCAAAGATTAAAAATATAAAGTAAATGAATATTTATGATAAAAAGATAAGAACTATAAAGTTCAGAGGTAAAACTCCACAAGGGAAATGGGTATATGGGTATTATCTCATACGAGAAGAAGAAAGTCCAGTTATTGAGACATCAGTACCTTATACAATTCATTACATTATAGATTATGCTGATTTCAAAGGATTAAATGAAAATGAAATATTACCTGAAACATTAGGACAATTTTCTGGAGTATACACTATAGGAAACAAAGAAATCTACGAGGGTGATATTATCAAATTCTATAATAAAATGTGGGAAGTAGTATGTGATTATGAAGATGCCCATCTATTCTATTTAATGAATATTGAAGACTTATCAGAGGTAAAGCAAATGAGTAAATTTACAAGGGGAGAAGTAATCGGAAACATTCACGACAACCCCGAATTATTCAAATAATAATTAACAACCCGATTTGAAAGGAGATTGAGCGCGCGGCAATCTAATTCAAATCTCTAATTTCAAATCAAAAAAACTAATGAATAATATACAATTATACAACGCCGATAACTTAGAGGTAATGGCAACCCTTCCTGATGAGAGTATTGATGTAATTTGCATCGACCCTCCGTACTTGTACCTCAAAAACCAAAAGCTGGAACGCCCTTTTGACGAACCCAAATTCTTTGCTGAATGCAAACGTCTCCTTACTAAAAAAGGCTTTATCGTAATGTTTGGGCGTGGTACTTCCTTTTACCGTTGGAATACCATATTAGACGGGTTGGGCTTTGTGTTTAAAGAGGAGGTGATTTGGGATAAGAGACGAATTACCAGTCCTGCCTTACCTTTGGGAAGGCGACACGAAAGCATTTCAGTATATACAAAGAGAGAAGGGCAGATAAATGATGTATTAGTACCTTATGAGGAGCATAAGTTCTTTGATATTGATAAAATAGTAAATGATATTAGTAGGGTTGAAAGTATTTTAAAGAAGCCTCATTTATTGGCGCACATTAAAGAGTGTTTAAATGTAGGCAATAAAGTAGAAGATATATTTTACAAGGCTAAAAAAGATAAGTATAAAGTATGTTATAATGGTAACACTAAAAATAAAGATGTGGGGATAGCTACTTTGAATACCTTTTTGATAGGTAATAAAGAAACATCTGTTATATCAGACTTTGGCGTAAAATATAAGAAAATACACCCAACTCAAAAACCCGTCCGCCTATTAGAACGCCTATTAGCATTGGTTATCCCAAAAGACAAACCCCGAAATGAGATAGTAGTAGCTGACTTCTTTGCAGGGAGTATGAGCTGTATGGAAGCCGTTCACAATATGGGTATGCGTGGCATTGCTACCGAAATAGATGAGGAGTATTTTGAAAAAGGCAAACAGCGTATTGAGGGTTTACAATTAACCTTATTCTAA